GGATCAGGTTCAGGTGCTACTGCTGTAACGGTAGATGGTTCTGGAAACGTGGTTGTAACTGGCACTATAACTGCATCAGGTGGCGTATCAGGCGGTATTCGTTCTGGTACTGCTATTGCATCTACGTCAGGCACAAGTATTGATTTTACTTCTTTGCCTACAGGAATAAAGCGCATTACTGTAATGTTTAGTGGTGTTAGTACAAACGGCACAAGTTTAATGCAGATTCAAATAGGATCAGGTAGCGTTACAACTTCAGGATATTTAGGGACTGCTGGTATTTATCCCACTCAGTCAGGAGTAGCATTTACATCTGGATTCGGTTTAGATCAAACTGGAGCAGCAGCTAGTGTTAGACATTCTTTATATACTATATGTCTTTTAGGTTCAAATGCTTATGTTGGATCAGGTGTTTTTACTTATTCAAATGCTGCTGTTGTAGGTCAATCTTCAGGAAGCGTTACTCTTGGTGGCGCATTAGACAGAGTACGCATTACTACAGTTAACGGCACAGACACATTTGACGCTGGAACAATTAACATACTTTTTGAATAAAATGATTACTCAATCACAACTTAAAGAACTTGTTAAATATGATCCTGATACTGGAATATTTACATTGGCAAAACATCGTCATGGGACAACAAGAAAAGTTGGAGATTCTTTAGGAAGTTTAACAAAGGCAGGATATTTAGAAACTTGCATAGAACAAAAAAGATATTATTTGCATCGTTTGGCTTACTTGTATATGACAGGTGAAATGCCTAAAGATAAAATTGACCATAAAAACCGTAACAAATTAGACAATAAATGGGATAATTTGCGTTGTGTAACACAGCAAGAAAATATGGAAAATGATGTGTTACCTAGAAAACATGGTTCTTTAGGTTATCGTGGAGTTTACCGTTACGAAGATAAATTTAGAGCAAAGATAAACCATAAAGGAAAGCAAATACACTTAGGTGCATTTGTTACTGTTGAAGAAGCCTCACAAGCGTATCTAAAAGCTAAACCTTTAATTCATAAAAACTTTCATATAGGATAACCTATGTTCGGAATTGCTAGTTTTTCACAAGTAGCATTTAGCTCACTAGCAAGCGGTGTTGTACTAGGCACAGCTTCTATTACTGCTGACGCTACCGTTACTGCTGATGCTTTAAGAATAAGAACAAACTCTGCTGCTATTACAGCAGATGCAACTGTAACAAGTAGTGCCATTCGCACAAGAACAGCATCAGGAAGCATTAACGGCAACGCTTTAGTATCTGCCTATGCCTATGCAATTAGAGAGGCTTCTGGAGCTATTACAGGCTTTGCAACAGTATCTAGTGGCTCAGTAGTCATTAAGACTTCTAGTGGCTCTATTACTGGTTTTGCAACTGTAACTGCTTCTGCTCAAAAATTTGTCATTGGTACTGGTTCTATTTTCTGTGATGCTACTGTTACAGCTAACGGTGGTATTTTATATGCAGGTGAAGGTCACATTACTTGCGACACTACAGTTACTTGCAATGCTTCATCTATATGGGATGGTACAAGTTCTATTGTAGGTACAGCAACAATTATTGCTAAAGGCACTATTTTAGGTGAAGAGTGGTCAGATACCACTTTTGACACAAACACATGGACTGACGTAACACCAAGTTCAAACACATGGACAACAGTAACAGGGGACAATAATACATGGCTACGACAAGGGTAATATTAGGTGAATGGTTACCTGACCAGCCTTCTATCATTGAATCATTACAAGATGCTACTAATGTAGTACCTGCATCTGTTGGCTATATTCCATTTTCTACTCCAGTTGCATATTCAGGTGCAGCATCAGAAGACTTATTAAATATATTTGCAGGTAAGTTTAACACTACTACTCAATTATTTGCTGGCAGTTCTTCTAAACTATATATTTTTGATGGTTCTGATTTAAGTCTTGATGATGTATCTAAAAGCGTTGCTAGAACTATTACTAATGTCGCATTAACATCTAATGTAGCTACTATTACAACTTTTTCTAATCATGGATATAGTATTGGCGATAATGTTACAGTAGACGCAAGTGATAATACTTTTGACGGTACATACGCTATTACTACAGTTCCTACATTAACAACATTTACATACGCTAAAGTAAACGCAAACATTGCTAGTGCTAGTGCTACAGGGACTGTTACTAACGCAGGTTATAGTGGTGTTACTACATGGAACTTTGCTCAGTTTGGTAACTCAGTATTAGCTACAAACAATGTAGGTAAAATACAAAAGTGGACTATTGGCTCATCATCTTATTTTGGTGATGCAGGTGCGTCTGCACCAGCAGCTAAATACATTACAGTAGTGCGTGACTTTGTTGTAGTAGCTAATTTAGATGCAGGTTCAAACCCTAACAAAGTACAATGGTCAGATATTAATGATGAAAGCGATTGGGTATCAGGTGGTGCTTCACAATCTGATTATCAGATAATTGCAGACGGTGGTAATATACAAGGGGTCACAGGTGGCGAGTTTGGCTTAGTATTTTTAGAACGAGCTATTGTTCGTATGACATATGTTGGCTCACCATTATTCTTTCAGTTTGACACAATTTCACGCAATTTAGGCTGTATGGCAGGTGGTTCTATTGCTCAATATGGCAATATATCATACTTCTTAGCTGACAACGGATTCTATTCATGTAATGGTCAAACAATCACACCTATTGGTGCTAATAAAGTAGATAGATGGTTCTTTGATAATGTTGATTTAAACAAAATTGACCTTATTAGCTCAGCTATTGACCCAGAACGCAAGATTGTAGTATGGAATTTCTATAACCAAGATAATGAAAAGTCATTACTTATTTATAATTGGCAAGTTCAAAAATGGACTATATGCGATACAACTACTACAAAGATAGCCTCTATTGCAACATCAGGTATTACACTTGAAGGATTAAATGCTTTTGGTACTGTAGACAGTATTACAACATCATTTGACTCACGCATATGGGCAGGTGGTAAATTCTTATTTGCAGGTATTAATGGTGCTTATATATATACCTTCTCTGGCACAAATGCTACCCCTAGTTTAATTACATACGATATAGAAAAAGGATATAACTCAGTAGTCACACTAGCAAGACCTGCAATAGACAATGGATCTGCAACAGTTTCTGTAGCTTCCAGACGTGAGTTAAATGACGCTATTACATTCTCAACAGGTATTGCAGCTTCAGCAGAAGGAAGAGTTCCATTACGTTCAGCAGGTAGATACCATAGATTTAAAGTTATACCTACAGGGTTATGGACAACAGCCATTAGTATAGATATTGATGTAGAGCAACAAGGAAATAGATAATGTCTAGGGACATGTACCGTAAGCTAAACCCTAGTGGTTCAGAGCCTCGTGAAATTTCAGAAGTAGTAAATAACCTTGTAGAAGGTAAGTCTAACAATACAGGTGAAGTTACTTTAGCTACAGGAAATGCTACAACTACTACCATATATGATGAACGTATAGGTTATAATAGTATAATATTACTAACACCTATTAGTGCTGCTGCTGGTAGTGATGCTGTTCCTTATGGTGCGTTTCAAGATTTAACTGACCAAACTATTGCATTTACAACAACTGCTTATGCAATGACATTAAATACTACAGATTATTCTAATGGTGTTTATTTGTCTAATAGCTCAAGAATGAATGTAAGAAATGCTGGCACATATAATTTTCAATGGTCAGGACAGTTTGTAAATACAGATACTCAACTACATGATGTAAGTGTATGGTTAAGAAAAAATGGAACAGATATAACAGGTTCTACAGGTTTTATTTCTGTTCCTAATAGTCATGGCGGTACAGATGGACATACTATTATTGGATGGAATTACTTTTTAGAGCTTGCTGCAAATGATTACATAGAGCTATATTGGTTTGCTACAAGCACTAACATTAGTTTACAAACTTTAGTAGCAGGAACAAGTCCTACTAGACCTAGCACAGCAGCACTTATTGCTACAATGAATTATGTATCACCTTCAGCATCTACTAATGTATATGTAAGTGCTAGAACTAAAGGTAGTGCAACACTAAAACATTTTGCAAACGATACAGCAGATAAAACATACGGATATATTATAGTAGCGTGATTTTACATTACATACCTAAAGACCAACTTAGGACTCATTGGGAGTTTATTAAGCATGGTCTTGAAATAGTTAGACAACGTGGTCACACAGAGTGGATAGTAGAAGATGTCTACTGTGATTGTTACGAAAACAGTGCTAGGTAAT